TTTTTAAAGCTTTCCCATTTCCAGTAAACAGCAGTTTCTTCTTTTTCTTTTCCTTTTCAACTGTATACTCAGCAGTAGAAAGTAATGTCAGCCGCTCAAGATCCCAACTCATAATTCCTGTCTTTGCTGAAATCTCTTCCTTGGTCACATAAGATTTTACTGTTGATCCATGATGATTCGTCACCTCATATTTTGTCGGTTTATAATCAATAGTAAAACCACTGGAACAATGTCCCACACTATGCTCTGCTGTCTCAATCACAGCATCTTCCGGAATTTCCGTTCCTGTAAATGGATACATGAATACATCACAGGCACCGATCAAAATATCTTTCGCTTCTGCTTCAAATAACATTTGTCTTCCTCCATTTCAATATAAAATACAGGGTATTCTCATATCTTTGACACCCTTCGTTAAATAAAGTACCACCTCCACTCAGTTCTGAGTGGAACTTATACCCGCCTGTAACCACATACGATTCATCCTCTTCCATATCCAGCAGGGCAAGAAGCTCTTTCTCAACTCTCTTGCACTCGTCATAATCTTTGTCAATAACCTTAAGCTCCAACTGTGTCTGGCTAAGATGTCCACCGGATATCGGTGTATAGGTATACACTACGTTCAATTTCGAGAGATCCGTAGTATGTAATGGATACAATCTCCCTGCCAGTTCAGGGATTTCTTTTTCTATGTATCCTTTGATAGCAATTTCAACCATTCTCATCATGCCCCCAATATCTTTTTAATTTTATCCATATTAAAAAGCAGAGCATAAGAAAGAAACGGCTGTGGTCTCTGTCCTTTTGTGATATGCCATCCTTTATATCTTCCTGCCCGTGCCTGATACTTCCACGGAGTCTTTCTGCCGCCTTCCACGGCATAGATTCCCGTACCATTATGCACATACGGTGCATATTCTTCGTTAGATCCGATTCTTCCAACGATAGATTCTGCTGTAGTTTCCACTTCACTGGTAATGGATGCCCTCAGGATTCCAAGATCAACAGGACAATCCTGTTTTGCCTGATTCTCAACAACCATACACGCTCTTTTAACCTTCTTTTCCATATCATTTACAGTTTTAAGCGTAGCATCACTCATACTTTTTAAAAACTCGCTGTTATCAGCCATTTTCAATCACCTTCAATATCAGGTTCGTCAACCTGCTGTCCGGGTTACAGTCTTCAATCAAGTAAATCACACCGTCTGATTCCAGCTGGTCACCTGCTTTGATGTTTCGACTTCTCGTCACTCCGGTATGTGTAGCCTGAAGATAGACTTCTGATCCATACATTTTCGATTCATTCTTTTTATATATAGCAGCCTGTATCGTTCCCGAAACCTTCCGATCTCTCCGCCGTACACCTGACGTTGTTCTTGTAAAAACCTCTTTTATCAGCCGGCACTCTTTCATATCTCTGTTGATCGACATTCCATCACCTCGGCAGTCTCCGGTATTTTCGCAATATCCTTTTAATTCGATCCGGCAGTTCATCTGAATAAGTTGTGCTTCCACCGGAACTTTGGGATTCGCTCTGAATCCCTTCTGTTCCGTCCCTGTTGAAGCGAATCAGTGTCAGCTCTTTTACGATTGGAGCGACTCCTGTTGGGAGCGGCTCCTCTTCTTCGTAATTTAACAATGCCCTAGTTTCATCCATACTGTCCCGGATCATATCTTCCAGTAATTCCACCTGGGCATCCAGTCCCGGTCTTTTTAACAGACTGTTCAAGATTTCATTTTCCATCACTGTTTCTCCTCGGATTTTTCGGCTTAACCGGTTACCGTTTTCGTATGCACCGGATCTGATTCCGTATTAGCCACTTTTACATTAATCGGATCAATGTCTGCCGCTGTACCGATTTCATAATAAAGCACTGCGATTCCGTCATCCCGCAGAATCTTTGAACCGTACATACACAGACCTCTTACACCATCAGCAAAGGCACTCTGCAGTCTCATTGCTTCCATCTTATCGAGCTGCTTTGCGGCTCCGATTGCAGATTTGTGATGAGCAATTACGATACCGGCTGGCTTTTCTTCCGTGCAAACCACCTGCATTCCATTAATGACCTGCCCATTTACCACTCCATTCACAAGCACCTGCGGGTTATCCGTAAAACGCTTATCTTTGCTCAGCAATCCAAGGATCTCCGCATCAACAGTGACGTATCGTTCCGTTTTTGGCACTTTCGCCTTACTCAGAATCGTTCCAAGATCTACAATGTAATCATAAATGGATACCTGTGTTACTTTCTTTTTGGAAGATGCAGATCCGATTTTATGGCTTGCTTTTACATTTCCGGAAAGTGTAGTGTAAAAATCCTTATCATATGTTTCTGCCAGCAATGCGGAATGCTCTGCGGTATTTGCAGACATCACATCAGCTTTCGTCTGTGCCTTATCGCAGTCATCCAGTGAAAAGGCAAAATATTTCTTCTTATCAAAAGTCATCTCAATCGGTGTCGTATTGATATCATCCCATTCGATTGTTCCTTCGTAGTCCTTAATAGTTCCAGCTCCTACACGGTTAAAAATAACCTTATTTCCGTTGATTTCTGACGGCTTCACGCATACAGCATCTGCTGTTGATACGCTGTGAAAGTTATGGAGGAGAGCCCCCTCCCAAAGTGTCGGTTTAAAGTTCTGTACTGACATAATTCATCATCCTTCCTTATTTCTTTTCCATTTCTGCAAACTGTGCTGCCACTTCTTCGGCAGTCATCGTGTCTGCATTTTTTACAAGTGCATCAAATGTAGTGTTGCCCGTTGATTTAACATCAGGATTGTCCGGCTCTGTACCGGACACAGCAGAACCAAACAGATCTTTATAGGTTTCCTTTAACCCTTTCATCTGCTCATCCAGTCCACTTACCGTACCATCTTCTGATAAAATCAGTTTCGCCCGGTCAATCCTTCCCGACAGCAGATCGGGATGTTTTGCGTTGTTGGAACTCAAAGCCTTGGAAATCGCAGCATCCAGTTTCATGTCCTTCATTTCTTTATCGTGATCTGCTTTCAACTGTCTGATCGTAGCTTCATGGGTCTTGATCGTCTTCTGAAGTTCTTCATTGTCCACATTATCTTTTTTCAGATCTTTGATCGTCTTAGTTGCCGTATCCAGCTCTTTCACTTTTGAGTTGTACTGCTCTTTCGGGACAATATGCCTTGATGCCTCCTCGTTGATTTTTTTCATTGTTGCATCCACATCCAGCTTGCCATCCTCACCATATACTGCATTTGCTAAAATTTTCTGTAACCATTCCATTATCCTTTACCTCCATAGATTTTTATACCGGCTCTCCCGGTATTGGGCTGTACCGTTGTTCTTTATACCCTGCAACCCATAAAAAAGGGTAGAAAAATAGCACCCTTGCGGATGCTTCCACGCTGTTCCACTCACAGCTGAGAGATCAGAATCGCCCATTCCTTCACTTTTGCATTTTTCTTTCTTCTTTCTTTTTAACAACCTTTTTGCTCGACAACTCTGCAAAACGTTCTTCTGTCACTTCCAGTTCATCCCCCGAAGTCATACTCTGATGCAGACATTTATCGTAATAACTTTTAATGCACACCGCCTTCACACTCACACCTCCCTTCGTTGAAAAATACATATAAAAATACCACCAGTCTCTCGACTGACGGTCGCTACACAATAATCTTTTTATTAATCTGCATCTCTTTCAAGTATACATCTGACATTTTAAGATCATTCCTTTCTTCTAGGAATTTAATCATTTCCTTTTTTTTCTCAGGTGTGTCCATCGCCTGATATACACTTGCTATAAAAGTTTTGTTTACTTTCACTTTTGCCAATAATCTTATCAATTCTTTATCAAGCTTACTTAATTCATTCAAAGAAATCTTCTCCAATCAAAATCCAAAACATCATCCAATATACTATCTATATTGGTATCTCCTGTTGTTTCCAATATCGGTTCTTTCGAAATAATCTTGTATTGATTATGACCCTTATTTATTGCAGTATATCTATAGTTTCCAATGCATCTTCTCACGATACATTGTTCTTTTTCTTCCATGCTTAAATTATTATCAAGTTCTTCATAAATATGCTCCCGTTCCTTACCCGGCAAAATTAATTCCTGATTTTTTTGCCATAAATCTTTTGCTCTTGCATATTCACTAGACGACATATTGGCAGTTCTTTGGTGCGTATGCTTTCTTATGGCACTTTGCTTACCACCACCTATTAGTCCCTGTTTCATTGTATCATTTGAGGAATGTTTTTCAATATTTTTCTCAAAATATTCTTCAATCATGTCAGCAATTTCTTTCGGCACCTTACTTTTATTTTTACCACCTTCCATATAGGCGGCAAAATTTTCTGCCCATGCTTCAGATCGCTTTGATGTCCTAATATTTTGAGTACTTCCTGCATAACTGGATATTTTTACTGACAATTCCTCTAATCTAGCATCACTTGATAATTTTCTTGACAATGCTTCATGAATACTTAAGTCTACTGCATGTCCCAGTTCGTGCCATATAGTTCCGCTATATGTCTCAGTTGCGTAATAATCTTTATCTCTTTTCCACCTTATTCGATATCGAATATTAGCCTCCCTTTGTGATTTTTCAAAAGCTGCTTTACTTCCTGTTTTTTTCAATACTAATGCATTTTCTTTATCATCATATTTTGCAGATACAGACCTATCGAGACCACCAAATCTCACTTTTAATCCCGGGATTGTACTACCACCCATCTTATGCTCAAACTCTGAAAGCACTTTCACAGTATCCCTAGCATAGTCAATATTGACACCTTTTAAATCTCCAATATCCGTTTTTAGATGGCTTTTTGCCCATTGCAAAAGCTCATCTCTATTCATACTTGAAAAATCCGGTGTCTCCATTGCGGTACTTCTTTTTTCTTCTCTCCTTCTATATGCTGCCCTACGCTGCCTGATTCTTTCCTGATAGTCATCATCCATTTTCTCAGGGTTCATTCTTTTTTCATGTTCTGCAATCTTCTTTTCATCTGTCACTGGCAATATAGTACACCTGCAGTTTGGATGGAATGGAAGTGTCGGACACTGTTCGATTGGATAGATTTTCTCATGATAAGAACCGCAAGTGTCGCACGTTCTCTCATCTTCTGCTGCCCACACCTGAACATATTCCACACCTTCATCCCTATATCTCTGAAGCGTTGCACTATTCAGATAATGCATAGATTCTGTCCTGACAAGGCGGTGACAGTCATTGAAGCTTTTTCCCATCAGATTATGTAAGCTTACCGCTATCTCTGTCGGAGTCTTTCCCTGCTGCAATCCTTTCAGCAGAAGATCATTGAGACCAACAGCAAGACGTTTTTGGTTTTTCCATAGTCTTCCTGAAAAAACATCTCCTCTCCACGGCTCATTCAGCAGTTTTTGCATCAGTTTTTTATTTGGCATTGCGAACTCCACAGCCGGATCCATTCCTGAAGATTTATAAACTTCGTTGAATCCTTTTTCCATATTCTCCTCTGCTGCATCCTGCACTTTCTGCCCAAGATCCTTTACAATCTTTTCATATTGCCGATTTAACCTTGTCAGCCGCCCCTGCTTATGCATTTCCGTTAAAGTCAGGACACCGTCTCTGCTGTATTTTTCTGCCAAAGTGTATAATTCTTCTTTTACTGCTTTACTGGCATCAACATAAAATTCCAACAACTCCCGGTTCTTTTCTTCCATACTGTTGTAAGTTTTCCATGTTGCTGATGCAATCCTCTTTTCCCAGTATTCACTATTCGTCATCATTGTCATCCTTTATTGGCGGAACTATATCCCAGGAAGGACCTTCGTTCGCTTTCTGCTCATTCAGCCGTTTCTTTTCTTCCTCAATATCTGACACATATGGATGATGAGCAAGGATCGTCTCATCTGATACCGTACCTTTTGAATTATTACAATTCTGTATCATTTCTGATTCATTGATTGCCATATCTCTGTTAAATACGATATCAACTTCAATTTTTTCAAAATTTCCCTGCCCTGTCAGCGATAAGTAAGTATCAACAAAATATAATAACTGTTCAAATCCGTATTTAAATTCTGTTTCCATCAGATTACATTTCAGATCAAGGTCTGAGTACATAAATCGTAATGATACTCCCGATGGAGCATTTCCAAATTTATCCGGATCTTTGTTCACGCTCTGACCACATTCGACAATATCTCTTTTCAGCTGCTCATAATGTTCCCTGAGTGCTGTGATATCCATCTGAGGTGTAAGCGTATCCACACCGCCTTCCTCCGGATCGTCAATGACGATCGCCCTATCATCATTCAGCGTCCGCATAAATTCACTGACGTTCTCGCCGCCATATCCTTTCAGTACATAAATCAGGTTTTTTACTTCTTCAACATAGTTTGCTGCCTCACTGCGTCCCAAGTCATATCCATCAATCAGACTTTTTACAAATTTGATATCCGGCTTTTCAATTCTGTTATTCTTGAATGCTATAAACGGCACCTTTCCCCACGTTTCCCATAGATTCCCGGCTTTGTAATGAGCCACCGGTCCTCCATTGTCTGTCATTTTGTCCGCATCCAATATAAGCATCTGCCCTTGCAGACGGTAATATGTCACAGAATCGGCAGTCCACACTTCTACGTTGGTTACAGTCTTCCGTTGATCATACTCCCATACCGAAGTCCGATATACTCTGATCAGCGTATCTAGCTCTGTATGTGTCCTGTCTGTCCATAGAGGAATGCACTGCTCTGCAGGAATCACCATCGTCTTTAGCTGTCCATTCCTGTCAATGTATACATGCAACCAGGCGATTCCCTTATTTGATGCTTCATATCCCAACGATGAAAGCAGATATTGGAAATTCTTTCCCAGTAAATCTTTGAGTCTTTCGATATACCGGCTGTCATTATCTGACGTGTCCGCTTTGAAAGTGACCGGTTTCGACAGCAGATACGCAATTTTTTCATCCACCTGATTTTTATATTTTCCGTGAGCCAGCTTATTGTTCGCCTTGTAGCTTTCCTCGATTACATTTCCCCTGCTATCCTTGTGAGTAATTTTCCGACTCAGAATATCATTATCTACCTGATAATACCGCTCTCCGGCCATCATCCACTCTCGCTCCGGGGATGCTTCAAATTCTGATATCAGACGGACAACTCTCGCATCCGTCAGTGCATTACTTTCCTTTACTGCAATCATGCCCGCTTTCACTCCTTTTCTGATCTTGTCGATCACATCTTTTATCCACACTCTCTCACCTCATTTTTCAAAATAAAATAAGGGCTATAAATTCCTTATATTCCCGCCCTTCAGATCCGACACCTCATAATCATCCAGTCCATACCATATGGCCGACAATGTATGAGGATCTATATTAAATTCATCTTCTATGATTTCTCCATTTTTATCCACAGCAAATGTAAGATCCTGCAGCTCATCTATAATATTCTCACATTTATCTGAACAGACTATTTTTCTGAACCGCTTTACTTTCTTAGTGTAAATCTTCCTGCTGCCCTTAAATTTCTTACAGGCACGGATCCTGAATCCCTTCTGCTTGTAATACCTGATTGCTTTCGGCTCAGCACAGTCTGCCTTGATCAGGATATCTTTCCATTTTTTGATATCTTCCGCAATCTCCGGATCCGTTTTATCCTTGCTATAATATTCATCATACAGATATAAAATCTTATTATCATGATCAATCAGCATCCGGACAACCGCATTGTAAGATGTGACAAATCCAAAGTCCATTCCATTCTTTTCCAATGGATGCTGGACGTTTTTCATCTCTGCCCTTACCTGCTCATCAGCTTCCACCACAAATTGCGGAAATACCAGTCGACCATTAACACCAAATCGTCCTTTACGTGCTACCCTGTAGAGATCAGGATCATGTATTTTCAAGTCATCTAGCTGTTCGACGTAATCTTGCGGAACGAAGTAATTATCATCTACTGTGCTGTGATGATAATAGGTCTTTCCAACCACTACACATCTTTCTTTATACAGTTTCTCATCATCCAATATAAAAAGTTTTGCCTTTTTATCTTGAAAGAAACTTTTACTGACTGGATTGGTTGACAAAATTATATGATTACTCAATACCGGATGTCTCAATCGTCCAAGGATTTCTTTAAATCCAGCATACTTTACTTCCGAACACTCTTCGATCCATACAATCGACACCCCGTTCATAGATTTCAATTTTGCCGGCTTGTCCATGCCCTTAAATATGATCTTGCTGCCATTTTTGAAGCGTACCTGCATCGGACTGGTGGTAAATGTCAGATAACCATCTACTCCCATTGCTTCTGCTACTTCTTCCAGTAGATCATAACAACTATCCCGAATTGTATCGTATACTTCTCGCACTACCAACGCTTTCCTTTTTTCCTGTAGCAATTTCCTGATCAGCTTTACAGCAACATGATAGCTTTTCGAACTTCCATAGCCTCCTACCAGCAGATATATTTTGTGATCCCAGTCTTCAACAAATTCAGCAAAATGATCGTTTAGTATAAACTCTATCTTTTTCATTTCCGCTCACTTGCCTTTACAAAAGTAATGTTGATAGGTTCTTCTTTTTCTGTATTAACTTTTGCCCGTATGGACTCAATTCTCACTTTCTGCTCCTCCGTGGATAGATCCCAGTTTTTGTGCAACATCTCATCATACTGCTTGATCATAGCCCTTAATTCACCCTGTGCTCTTGCCTGGGCTTTCAGAAAAGCTTCCTGCTTATCCCATGCCTGCTGGACTTCCCATTTTTCACCGATCACATTACCAACCTTTTCTTCTATCTTTTCGATGGTCTTGTCATCCTGATCTTTGACATAGGCTATCCGTTGCGCCCTGACAATAGCAGCATACGCAATCTGTATCTGATGCCATAGTAAATCTAGCGGATCCGCCTGTTCAATGGCTGAAAAAATCTCCCGTGTTTCATCCGGGAGATACTTTTCAGCATTCTTATTCTGTTCAGGAGCTCCGCCGCCATCATTTCCAATGGCATTTTTATTCCTTGGCTGACCGCCTTTTTTTCTTTTCCGAACGTTCGCCTTTTTATCCGAGCGTTCATCATCCCATTTATGAGTACATTTCCATCTCCGAACCGTCCCTTCCGGTATGCTTAGTTGACTTGCAATCTCAACTAATTTCATCCCTTTCAGATACATGGCTTTTGCCTGACAGATTCGTGGATCCGGTGCTCTCGCCATGTACCATCACCTCGCATTCGTGTTTGTTTTGTATTAGAAAAGCACCCCGGAGGGTGCTCTTATCTATCTTTCAAATATTTTATTAATTCCAGTATTCTCTAAAATCAATTTTTTTATAAAGTGCATACAAATTTTCTTCGTTTAATTTATCATATATTTTTTTAAATTCTTGCTTTTGATAGAATTTTTCATACATATGTTCTCTGCATTCTAAAACAATCATCTTCCCACCTACTATTCTAGCGGCTAAACTTATTGCATGATAACACTCATTTAATATCTGCTCTCCACTTAAATCTTCTGCTGAATAATCATCACATCTTCCTAACTGACCAATCAAAAAAGCTGAAACACATTTTATGGAATCTCTACCCGGAAAGCTTCCCAACATTTTTCTTCTTTTTTTTGAACTCAAAGCAGATATATCTACCGCTCGTTGAGCAATAGTGAAATACGCCATTATTACAAATCGCTTTTCTTTTAATTCCGCTGCATCTAAACATAAATAGGTTTTTCCAATATCTGATTTTTCGTATGTAATGGCTTTATTCACTAAAAAGTTCTCTAAATCTTCTTCACGATGACAAGAGAACTTTTTAAATGAATCTTCAATTTTGCTTGTATTGTACTCTTTATTAATTATTTCTCCCAACGGTACAACAATATAATCTTTCAATTATTTAAGTGCGTTCTGAAGAAGACTTTTCAAGTCTTTTTCATGCTTTAGTTTAGATTCAAAGCTTCTCTTTAGTGTGGGAGCCACTCTCCGAGACATTTCTTTTGTGAAGCCATCTGCTTTTTCAGGCGGAATCATAAACTCTTTGCCAAACGTTGAAGTTGCCATGACTTTCACCCTCCTTTTTTAGTCCGTTACAGACATTATTTACCCCATACGAAATATGCTTCTTACTTAATTCGAAGTGTATTTCTATATATATAATATATAGAATTTAAAATTTTTTCAACCTTTTTCACAAATTTTGCACATTTTTATATTTTCTCACAATATAGAAAAACACCCACACATTATTGTGCAGGTGCCTTACGGGTTTATAAGTATAGGAGTCGAGCCGTCGGTTTTCCGTCTTGGCTCATTATAATTAAATCACATATTACTACTAAACTTCAATCAACTAAGACAATCATTCATCAATTTTTAAATGCCCCAAAGCTCTTCCATGAAGTTTATGTACCCATTGCTCCGAGCAGTCCATCAGCTCTGCGATTTCCCACCACCTGAGACCTTTTACATACCGGTAAAATAATACATCATTCTCATCCTCGTTCTGTACCGTCTTGATCTGCTTTTCAACAGCAATATACGATTCAATACACTTTTCTTTTTCTTCTCCGAGCTTTTTCTCCAACAGTTCGATTCTTGCCAGTTCGTCAGAAAGATCTTTTTGATTTCCACTGCCATGCGGCATTCCTGAATAATCAGTAGCTTTCACAGACTTCGCAAGCTCTCTCAGCTCTGTCACCTCTCCATCTATCCTGTTGACCCGTCTCCTGTTGGTTCGGTATCCTCTCAGATATTCCTTTTTTCGCTCATTTTCATTTTTTCCATTATTTTCTTCCAGTCTCTGCTCCACCGGCATCAGCCTCCTTTATGTGATATTTCTTTGCAAGGTATTCCTCTACTGTGATATGTTCCAACTGCTGCCCCTGTATTCTAATCATGTTGTTCGCTTGATATGCCGGACGGTGGAAGTCTGCACTGGCTTTCCGATCCGGTGGATGCTCTGCCAGCCCGGCATAGTGTTCTTTTTGATTCTGCCGGATCTCTGCTAGACTCCAGCGTCTGTCTGTGCTTCGTTTCAATGGGTATCACTCCTTTTCTTTCACCACGTCCGCCAACCTCCATTTACTAAATGTACTGCATACTTTGTTGCTATCGCATTATTTATCACGTTTCCTCTTTCGTCGTTTGTTCTAACAGTACGCATTTTCTCCGAATTTGCTATAATTTGCTCTGTGACCCTTAAAATACTCTCTTATTGCTTCTTCCAGTTTATCTGCATCAGTTAGTCTGCTCATAGTTTTACTTCCTTTCAACAACTCAAATAGAATCTTAAATCTAAAATCCTAAATTTCAGTTTATTTATCAAGTGCATCTATTGTCTCTGGCTGAATCATCCCATGTTTAACCAAATCGAACACCATTTTACTTTTTGCGTATAAAATCTGATATTTGCTAACATCACATTTCTCACCGGATGTAAGATAATACAGTGCGTTCGAAATGTCTCTTATTTCTTCGTAAGTAAGTGTTATACTAGCGTATTTGTTGTTTGTTTCACTACTTAACTTTTCAATTATCATCCACGTTACCTCCAATAAATCCTAAATTTCTCTGCTCATGCTCTACCCCCTATACGGTTCCGGCAGTGGCATCCAAGCATTAACAAACAATCCATAGCTTGGATAAGATTCCTCATCGTCTCCCGGATAAAATGTACCGCCCTCGTCATTTCTGACTTTCCTCCTTGATTGCCTTGATCCGTGCTTTCAGTGACTGCATTACCCAGTTCTGGACATCTTCTTTCCTGTTCAGTGCTTCCATCACATCTTCATCTCTTGTGCCGCTGCAGATCAGGTGGTGAATGATTACCCGTTCCGTCTGCCCCTGCCGATGCAGCCTCTTGTTCGCCTGGGTATACAGCTCGTAATTCCAGGTCAGTCCAAACCATATCACATGGTTTCCGCCCTGCTGCAGGTTCAACCCGTAGGCGCAGGATGCCGGGTGCGCCAACAGCACGTCGATCTGACCGGCGTTCCATTGCCGCTCCTGTTCCGCCCCCTGATACACCTCTACCCGCTTCCCGGTCTTTTTCAGCGCCTGCACCAGCCGGTCGCGTTCATGCTGAAACCAGTAGAACACCAGCGCGTGCTCCCCGTGGAGCTGCTCGATGACTTCCAGAAAGGCTTCCACCTTGCAGTCATGGACTTCCATGACGCCGCCGGAAATGTCGTATACCGCCCCGCTGCACAGCTGTAGCAGCTTGCCGTTCAGTACTGCGGCCGACCCGGCGGTCACCGTCTGCTCGTCCACCTCCAGCAGCATCTCCCGTTCCAGCTTGTCGTAGGCCTTCCGGGCTTTCTCGTCCAGCACCACCGGCACGATGTCCTCAATGTAAGGCGGCAGCGTCAGGTAATCCTCCGCCTTCATGCTGACGCAGATGTCGGAGATCGCCGCCCTGATCCTTGCGTCTGCCCCGTTCTGGGGGGAGTATGTCCGGTACATCTGCCCGGGGTAGGAAGCATCCGGTGTGAAAAAGGCGTCCCGGTAGCTGGAAATGGTCTTGCCCAGCCGGTCGCCGCCATCCAGCAGATAGATCTGCGCCCAGAGGTCTTCCAGCCCGTTGGGGGCGGGGGTTCCCGTCAGCTCCACCAGCCTGCCGATCCGGTTCCTAACCATTTTCAGCGCCTTGAACCGCTTGCAGCTGTAATTCTTGAAGCTGGAGGATTCGTCCAACACCACCATGTCGAACGGCCATCCGTTGCGGTAGTATTCCACCAGCCACGGGATGTTCTCCCGGTTGATGACCCACACGTCCCCCGGCGTGTTCAGCGCCCGGATTCTCGCCGTCGCGCTGCCCAGCACCGGGATAATGCGCAGGTCCTGCAAATGATCCCATTTCTTCGCCTCCTGACTCCACGTGGCTTCGGCCACCTTCTTCGGCGCTACCACCAGACAGCGGGAGATCGACCAGCGCTGGAACTTCAGGTCGTAGACGGCGGTCAGGGTGATGACCGTTTTCCCCAGCCCCATGTCGAGGAACAGCCCTACTGCAGGATCAGACACGATCCTGCTGATCGCATACCGCTGGTAGTCGTGTGGAATAAACTTCACCCGGCATCACCTCCTCCAGAAATTCCATGACCTGATCCAGCCCTTTCAGCACCCGGACGTCGGCGCCCCGTTTCCGCATCTGCTCGATCTGCCAGCGCTGGATCTTCGCCAGCCTGCCGATCTCGGTTTTCAGCTCCACATAAACGGTAACGCCGCCGGGGAGAAGGACGATCCTGTCCGGCACTCCGGGATTCCCCGGAGACGTAAACTTGTAGCACAGCCCGTCCCGCTTTCTGACCTCCCTCACAAGGCGGGCTTCAATGGCGGATTCCTTCATTCTGGTTCGCTCCTTTCATCCGACACCCGGTAACACTTCCTCGCGCGCGCGTAACATATGCGTGTACATAGCGTATATAGCGTACACAGGGTCTATAATACCTTTTATTATTTATATATAATAGTAAGTGTAACTTTGTAACCACAGGCATTTTTCCGTTGCCGCCCTAGAGGATTCCTGCGGTTACACTTGCCGCCCCGGTCTGTAACTCTGTAACCGGGCAAGTGTAACCTTTTTCACAAGTGTAACCGTCAATCTGTAACCGGAATTTTCTCATAGCAGCGCTGGGCGCCATAGGGCTTCCCGGCCTTGGCGACGCCTACGCCGTGCCACCCCGGCATATGCTCCAGCAGGCCGTTGATCTCTCTGGTGTCCCGCTGGCGCATATCTCCCCGGGGCTTGCCCAGAACCTCACACCACACCTCTGCGGCGCAGATGCGGCTTCTGGGCTGCAATACGCTCTCGTAGCGCATGCCGCCGCTGCGCCACATCTGGCGCTGCTGCAGGCTCCATTTCAGCCAGTCCGCCGGGATCTCCTGCGCCAGATAGTCCGCGATCATGCCCTCCCAGGGGTGCCGCGCTCGGTGCTCTTCCTGCACCTCCCGCGCCACGGCTTCCAGCTCCGGCGG